GCGACAATGGAAAGAATAGAATCATGCAATAACAACGCTTTATAAAATAGTTAAATAAATAACTTGCTATTTGCTTAAATTGGGCGTTATATATCTATGAAGGTACTACTTAAGTTTCATACTACCAGCTTGTAACAACATAGCTTGTAGCTTAGAGACTAAGAACTTATGGAAAGACGTAAGTTAATACTTAAGTAGTGCCAAAAGATTTTCCCCAACCATGACAAACTCTTCCACATGTAGTCCATATATAAGTGATGGTCATGCCGATGGGGAACTTTATTTATCAAGTGAGATTTACATGCCAGTTACAGCTACACAGTACAGTGAGACAATAGCTAAGAAGGTAGTCGAGGCTACTAGAGGCAGCGTGTTAGTAAAAGATATTATGGGGTCGATACAGAAGTATCAGAACGCGCCTTCTAGCACAGCTACTTTCTACAAGCTTTATGGCAAGATCAGGTCTGAGACACTAGCTGAGATGGTTGGTGCTGTAGGCAAGAAGGTTTATGATCAAGCACTTGATGGTGACTTTAAGTCACAAGAGTTTTATCTACGATCTAAGGGTGGTTGGTCACCTAACAGCACTGTAAACGAGGTAGAGCAATCTGAAGACCCCGATACAGATGATAGTGCGATAGACTCTCTTGTTGCACTACTAGGAAAGAGTGTAGACACCAATGACTGTAACTGTAGCCCCGAAGACTGTAACTGCCGATGATCTAAGATCTCTTCCTAGTAAAGAGGTAGTAGAGATACTACGTAAGCTTGGACCTGTAAAAGCAGAAGAACTTAAGTTTAACTGGGACTTTTGGGCTAGGCCAGATCAGCTAGAACCTAAAGGGGACTGGTCTGTATGGTTAGCACTTGCTGGTCGTGGCTGGGGTAAGACCCGTGCTGGCGCTGAGTGGGTTAGGCATCGAATAAAGAAGGGAGATAGAATTGTACACTGTGTCGCTCCTACAAAAGGTGATGTACGTAGAGTTATGGTTGAGGGCGATTCTGGGCTTTTAAACGTATGTTGGAAGGGTGACAAGACTTATAAGGGCAAACCTATGGGTTTTCCTATATGGTCGCCAACAAACAACACACTTACTTGGGATAATGGAGCTAAGGCTGTATTCTTCTCAGCAGAAGACCCTGACAGATTACGTGGACCACAGGCATTCAGTGCATGGACAGACGAGCTTTGCGCTTGGAACCATGCTCAGGAAACTTGGGACATGATGATGTTTGGTCTGCGTCTTGGGCGTAGGCCGCAAGTATTTGTCACTACAACCCCTAAGACCACTAAGTTGCTTCGCACTATTATAGATGACGATAAGACTTTGGTTAGTAAGGGTAGTACGTTTGATAATGCTGCTAACCTAGCTGATACCTTCTTGGATGCAGTTAGAAAAACATATGACGGTACAAGGCTTGGAAGACAAGAGCTTTACGCAGAGGTACTAGATGAAGCGTCAGGTGCGCTCTGGTCTAGGAGCCTTTTGCAAGAATGCGAAGTAGATATAACTGAAGTGCCAGATTTGTCACGTATCATTGTATCTATTGACCCAGCTATCACATCTAACGCTGAAAGCGACTTAACTGGCATAATAGTTGCTGGTGTTGACGTTAACGGCATTGCATACGTACTAGAAGATCATACGGGTAGATACACCCCTCAACAGTGGGCCGCTAAGGCCATAAAGTTATATCGCAAGCACATGGCAGACCGTATAGTAGCGGAGAAGAACCAGGGTGGCGATATGGTTAGACACACCCTACACACAGAAGACGAAACCGTACCAATCAAGCTCGTACACGCAAGTAGGGGTAAGATGGCACGGGCTGAACCTGTATCTGCTCTGTATGAGCAAAAGAAGGTAAAACACGTCAAAGGATTAAATGAGTTAGAGGATCAGATGGTACAGTGGGAACCTTTAGGGTCCACAGGCTCACCAGACCGTCTTGATGCTATGGTATGGGCTATAACGGACCTTTCACTGAACGGGTACGCAAAACCACAGTTAACACTGGCGTACAGCAATGCTAAAGGCTTAAGATAAAATGGTAAAGAAACTCTCCGCAACAGCGTCAACAGCTACTCTAGGGATATCTGGGGATAATACACACAACGGACAAATCCGTGCTGATGAGTTTCTACCAGAACTTCGTGGCAAAAAAGCCATACGTAAGTATCGTGAGATGCGTGATAACGATAGTACCGTTGGTGCTGTTATGTATTCAGTAGAACAAATACTTCGTGACGTATCTTTAGACGTTAAAGCTGCTAACGATACTCCAGAGGCTAAGTTAGAGAAAGAGTTTGTTGAGAGTGTCTTGTCTGACATGGAACACAGTTTAGATGACCATGTAGCAGAAGCACTTGGTTATTTGTCTTATGGCTTTGGTTGGTTCGAGGTTGTATACAAGAGACGTGTTGGACCAAGTGAGAGATCACCAAAGAAGAACTCAAAGTACACAGACGGTCGCATAGGGGTAAGGAAGATTGCTTCCCGCGCACCTTGGACTGTTAGTAAGTTTGATGTAGAGCCACAAACAGGAGAAGTATTAGGTATTGATCAGTCTGTTGGTATTATGAACAGCAAAAACTACATACCAGCTAACAAGTCTCTATACTACCGTACTACTACTCTAAACGGTGACCCTTCTGGTCGTTCTATACTACGTAACGCATATACCTCTTATGAGTACCTTAATAACCTACAAGCTATAGAGGCAATTGCCGTTGAGAGAGAACTGGCGGGTATTCCTGTTGCTCGTATTCCTTCAGAGTATCTTTCAAGTGATGCTTCTTCCGCGCAATCATCCTTTGTGGGGAACTTGCAGCAAATCCTACGTGACGTTAAGTTCAATGAGCAAGGCTACATTATACTGCCTTCCGACACTTACCCCGATAAAGATGGAGGTCCTACCAATACAAGACTAGTTGACGTAGAATTGATGGCATCTAATGGCAAGCGCAACATTGACATAAACCCTATTGTTAGTCGTTATCAGCATGACATTGCCAGGTCTATGCTTTCTGAGTTTCTTCTTCTTGGTTCATCAGGTGGCTCTTATGCCCTGTCTAAGTCGAAGACAGACTTGTTCCTCCGTGCGCTTGAGAGTTATATCCAAGCGGTCACAGACGTTCTCAACAAACAGTTGGTTGAGCGTCTCTGGCAGTTGAACGGTCTGAATTATGACCTAATGCCAACTATTGTAGCTGGTGACGTTGCTCCACACGATCTTCGTGAGATTGCAACATTCCTACGTAACCTTAACGGTGCTGGTATTGACGTGTCTTCTCATCCAGAGGTCATAAGAGATCTTATGGACATAGCTGAGTTAAACTACGATGAGGACGTTTCAGTAGAGACGGAGACTGAAGAGGAACTTGAATAATGTCATCATTAGCAGATAGAGTGTACGATAACGGATTAAGCGTTTTAGACACAGAAGCTGACAAGGTATTAATCACATCTCAAGAAGCAACAACATACGCTGAAGCAAACTCAACATATGCCCTTGGTAACTCAACTTCCCTGAGCATTGCTTTACCTAGCAATCGTAGTGCTGGTGGAAGAGAGGTTGTTGTAGCTTCACTAACTGGTGGTTCTATTACAGGGAGTGGTACTGCAACACACTATGCTCTAGTGGATGTAAGTGAAACTCGTCTTTTAGCTACAGGCTCTCTAACGTCAAGCCAACAAGTAGTTTCTGGAAACACCTTCTCATTAGGATCGTTTACTATCGGTATCCCTGATCCTGCATAGTAAAGGTTATTTAATATGACCAGCAGGATTTTACAAGAAGACTCAGGACTAATACTCACACAGAGTAGTGATGTTTTAGTTAATAACAATTCTATTGCTGTTGACAGCTTTTCCACTGGTGCGCCAGTAGTTCAATCTGCTACAATCTTAGTTAGTGCCACTAATAGGATTTTGCAGCAAGACTTAGGGCGAATACTCACCCAAAACAATGATGTAATAATTAACAACGACTTTGATGATGGGGTAATTACAGCAGCTCCTATATTGACTGGGCAACCAGTAGTTGGAGTAGCAGAGCTAAACCAGAATCACGTACTTGTACCATACGGTATCCTTACTGGTAGGCCAGATGTAGAATCAGCGCCTGACCCTAACGCTCAATTTGAACAGGTGGAACAGCAGATGTTTGGTGGTTGGCCGAAACGTATATACGAACACACTGACTTAGCCATAGCTAGGGGACACTCTAGCGGCTACAAGTCAATATACAAGTTTGGCTACAACCCAGACTTAGATACCACAGAAGAAACTATCTGGGGAAATGGGGGCAACTACCCTTGGTTTGACAATGACCTTACCGTCTTCATAAGCAGTTCAAGTGTAAATGACACAGGGACTGGCACTGGGGCTAGGACTGTACAGGTTCAAGGCTTAGATGAGAACTACAAAGAGATAGAAGAGACGCTGACACTTAACGGACAGTCACAAGTTACCTCTCAGTTGTCGTACCTTAGAATTTACAGGGCTTTTGTTACACTAGCTGGATCAGGAGCTAAGGCCGCTGGTACAATTTACCTTGGGGCCTCTGGCGCTAACTCTGGCGTACCTACAACCGTATATGCAAGCCTATCGTTTGGTAACCAGACTCAGATAGCTGCTTATACAGTCCCCGCTGGTTTTACACTGTACATAGATGATATAAACTTTACCGCTGCTTTATCTCAAGCTAATAAGACAGTAACTTGCAGCTTTCACAGCCGTGACTACAACTCAAACGTGTTTAGAACTAGGTTCATTAATGTACTACAAAGTAATCAGTTAGTAACCAAGTTTAAGTACGCCCAGCCATTTTACGAGAAGACAGACCTAGAGTGCAGGGCTTATACAGATACGACTAACACTGCTATAGGTGCTTCCTTTCAGGGCGTCCTAATTAAGAATGATACATAAGGTTTATTTAAAATGAAAGTTGGAGCTAAAGTATCTTGGAACTCTTCGGGTGGAACTGCCCGTGGGATTATACGTCAAATAGTTCGAGAAGGTAAAGTGCCAAAAATACCAGTTAAGATAACGGGTACAAAAGAGGACCCTGCTGCCCGTATTGAGATTATTGATGATGATGGTAAACCCACAGGTACAATGGTAGGACACAAACTATCTACACTAAAGAAAAACATAATGGGTGTTCTTAAAATGAAATATGCTAACGATGTATTCACAACTTTACCAGAAGCTGTATCTCGTTCTGTAGATATGGGACTTGAGGGAGTTACTCACGTTTATAGCCAAGATGGACAAGCAGTTTATATGCCAGCAGAGAGCCATGAGGCTTACTTAGACTACTATGAGGATAAAGACACCGAAGAAGCAGAAGAAGTCCCTTCAGTGGACCGCTTAGAGGCTCTCAGGGCTATTGTAGCAGAAGTGCTTAAGACTGAGTTTGCTAAAGCAGACTACCAAGGTGAAAAAGTCACGCTAAACAAGCCTAGACGAACTGAAGGTGGGCCAAAGAAGTTTGAGGTCTTTGTTAAAGATGGTGACAAAGTTAAGAGAGTTGCTTTCGGGGACCCAAATATGGAAATACGTAGGGATGACCCGAAGGCCCGTGCCAATTTCCGCTCTAGGCACTCTTGTGATACTAAGAAGGACAAGACAACCGCTGGTTATTGGTCATGTCGTATGTGGGAGTCAGATACATCTGTTAGTGACATGACTAAATCTAATATAGAGGGTAAGATCCTTAAGACCGATGACGAACAACGAATGGTCTATGGTTGGGCCTCAGTAGTAACCGAAAAAGGTGAAGCTGTAGTTGATCGCCAAGGGGATGTTATTGAGGCTGAGACACTTGTTAAAGCCGTTAATGAATTTATGGAGCATGTGCGAGTCGGCAAGGCTATGCATATTGGAGAGCAAGTTGGCGTAGTTGTCCACTCACTTCCCATCACTAAAGAAATTGGTGAAGCTCTTGGTATCCAGTCTGAGCGTGAAGGATGGGTTGTCGCTTACAAAGTATTCGATGATGATGTCTGGGCTATGGTCAAATCTGGTGAACTCGCTGCGTTTTCCATTGGTGGACGTGCTATTAAGGAGGAACTCTAACTTGCCCAATCTCCTAACAAAACTGCACCTTGAGGAATTGTCCCTAGTGGATCGTCCAGCCAATGCTCAGGCAATGGTTAGTCTCTTTAAGCGTGACAATTCCAAAGAGGAAATTACTAAAATGACTGAAGAAATGGAAGCCAAGCTTAAGGCGTACATGAATGAAAAAGGGTATGGACGCGAAGAGGCTATGAAAGCCCTTGGCTACGACATGGAAAAAGCTGATAAAGCTGAAGCCGATACATCAACTGATGTAGAAACTCTTAAGGCTGACGTTAAACGTCTATCTTCTGAGAACCAGTACCTACGTAAAGGTCTTATTGACGAAGGTTACGTTATTCGAGTCGACTCAATAGAGAAGAAGGCTCCAGAAGAGATGATGGATATTAGTGGCGAGATGGTTGCTAAAAGCGACATCCCTGCACCAGTTCTTAAAGCTCTTGAGGCTGCTGAAGTATCTAAGCGTGAACATGACCTAGAAAAAGCTGACATTGAGTTAACAAAACTTGCTGGAGACACTCTCCCACATTTCTCAATTGATGTAGCTAAATCTCTCGTATCTAAGTTCCATGATAACAAAGAAACTATGGAAGCACTCAAGGCCGCTAATGGCGCTTTTGAAGCATCCATGCAAGAATTTGGTAAGTCCGATGCAGACGGAGAGTTTGCAACTTCTGCTGACAAGCTGGATGCTCTCGTAAAGTCCTACATGGACGAAAACAAACTGAAGAAAAGTGAGTTTGCCAAGGCTTATGCTGCTGTAGCTAAGACCGATGAAGGCAAGACGCTCATTAATAAATCCTATAAAGGGGAATAATCATGGCTGTTATGCAATCACGCAACAACCGTTCGTATAATGCTGGCGGGGACTTATCTGCTGCACAATTTAAATTCGTAAAAGTAAGTGGCGCTAATGTAGTAGTTGCTGCAACTCTAGGTGAGGTATGCTTAGGAGTTCTGCTCAACAATCCTGCACAAAATCAAGAAGCTACTGTCTGCATTGACGGTAAGGTAATGGTTAAAGTAGGGGCCGTTGCTATTGCTGCTGGTGCTGTAGTAGGTACGGATGCCAATGCCTTGGCTATAACAGCCGCTGCTGGAAAAACAATAATGGGTTATGCAACTGAAGCTGGCGCTGCTGGTCAAGTAATTGCTATCGAAATGATCCAAGGCGGTAATACCGTTTAATAGCATTATAAGGAATATGTAAATGCCACTATTAACCCCATCTAGCGTACATCTGGACCAGCCTCTGTCAAATTTGACACTGGCTTATGTACAAGACCAAGCAACTTTTGTTGCCGACAAAGTATTCCCAGTTGTGGGCGTACAACGTCAATCAGATAAATACTACGAGTATGATCGCGCCAACATGAATCGCTCAGGCGATGTTAAGAAATTGGCTCCTCGTACTGAAGTAAACCGTATTGGACAGAAGCTTTCTAACACTTCTTACTTTGCAGACGTTTATGGTCTGGGTATGGACTTCGATGAGCAAACTCTTGCTAACGAAGATGCCATGTTAGAAATACGTTCCGCTGGCGCACAGACACTTACTAACCGTCTATTGATCCATCGTGAGAAGCAGTTCGCTTCTACGTTCTTTGTCAATGGTGTTTGGACAACTAGTGTTGCTGGTGCTGCTAACGGTGCTGGTGTTCCAGTCTTCTGGAATGACTACACTAACTCTACACCAATCTCAGATGTAACTACTGGCGCTCGCACTATGCAGTTGACATCTGGTGGCTTCAAGCCAAACACAATGGTTATCGGTAAAGAAGTACGTGATGTACTAGTTAACCACCCTGATATCCTAGCACGTTTGAATGGTGGTTCTACCATCAACAACCCTGCTTTGATCACAGATGGTAAACTTGCAGAAATCTTTGGTGTGGAAAACTTCCTTGTCATGGAAGCTGTAGAGAACACTGCTAAAGAAGGTCTTACAGAAGTATCTGCATTTATTGGTGGTAAGAACGCACTTTTGGTTCACACACCTCGCAATGCTGGTCTTATGACCCCAGCGGCTGGTTTGACATTCGCTTGGAACAATGTTCCAGGTACAAGCAACCTTGGTGTTACTGTTGAATCATATTCTGACGATGCGCTAAAGCGTATGCAAGTTGCAGAGCATATTCAAGTTAAGATGGCTTACGACATGAAAGTTGTTGGCGCTGACTTGGGTTATTTCTTCTCAGCAATCGTTCAGTAATAACTGACTATACAGATGGTGTACCCTGAGCTTAGGCTTGGGGTACAACCCAATAATAACAGAACATAAAAGTATTCATATAATGGAGAGTCCTATGCATCCCACATACTTGGGTTGGCAGGTCGATTGGCCTGTATTTATTAAGCAACCAGTTTTAGCTAATGGTAAGAACTGGAAACGTGGAGATCACTTTAACTGGATGGAACGAGGATTACTTCAAGATAAAGTAGCTACCTTATACACATCTGGTTATCTGTACCACAACGCAGAATTAGAAGTACAAACTAAAGTTGGAGACAGGCTTTCTGAGTTATCTGGAAAGAAGTTGGAAACATTGGTTAACTTAATGAACGCTGAAGTTAAAAGTAGAACGTCCAGTGCGTCAGAGTTTAGTGCTAAGAAATGTAAGAAGTCTAAGATTGATGACAAACAACGTGGCCTTATACGTAGGTTCCTAAATAGTAATCATTGGATCTCAGATGACTTTTACAGAATTAGAGACACCGTTACTAACGAGTAATAACTACAGGGAAACTCCTAATGGCTTGGACTTACAATTCCGCTGAATTGAATACTACAACAGAAGCTGGTCGAAGAAACACAGTTAGACTTTTAGTCGGGGATACTGATACTCTAGACCAGCAAGTTGATGATGCAGAGGTGTTGTTTTCTTTAGCCCAGAGTAATAACGGTGTTTACTTTGCAGCGTCTTGGATAGCCAGAGCTATATCATCTAAGTACGCTCGTAGGGTAACGACAGAGATTAGTGGTTCA